CGAAGTTGGAAGTACAGGGAGTTCGACATGATTGATGAAGTAATGGGGCAACTTGCAGATTACGGTCTGGAGCCTGCCGAGCCGCTTGTGTTCGGCAAACTGACCCGCTGCAAGACGTCACAGGACAGGGGCAGGGAGAAAAACGGCTGGTATGTGGTGCATGAGCATCGCACCGAGAAGGGCGAGACGCTCATTTTCGGCAGCTTTGGTGACTGGCGCTCCGGCGAGTCACAGAAGATCAAGGTCAAGGCTGGGCGCATGACTGCCGAGGAGCGCGAGGTAATGCGCGCCCGGCAGGAGGAAGCGAAACGGCGGGCTGCGGAGGTAGCTGCCAACGCGGCTCGTCGGGCGGCCAGTCGCGCGAGCAGCCTGCTCAAGCGGATGCCTGAGAAGGGCAAGAGTCTGTACCTGGACCGCAAACAGATAGTGGGCTTCGGCGTTCGCTATGCGCCTCGCACCGGGGCTGTCCTGGTGCCGATGTGCGATTCCCGCGACAAGATTGTCGGCCTTCAGGTGATCTTCCCCGAAGTGCAGGAGAATACCGGGCGAGACAAGTCCTACTGGCCGTACGGGATGAGTAAAGAGGGGGCCTTCCATCTGATTGGTCCGCACCCTGAGCCGGGCGAGCCGGTGCTGGTGTGCGAGGGGTACGCCACGGGCGCCAGTCTTCACATGGCCACTTCGGCAACGGTCGCGGTCGCGTTCGATGCGGGCAATTTGCGGGAAGTCGCGAAGGCCATGCGTGATCGTTTTCCTGGGCGCCCGTTGATCGTGTGCCGGGACGATGACTGGAAGACGAAAAGACCGAACGGTGAGCCTTGGAACCCTGGCGAGGAGAAGGGCGCGAACGCGGCGTTGATCGTCGGCGGGCAGGTGGTGGGGCCGGTCTTTTCGGGCGAGCGCCACGACAAGTGGACCGACTTTAACGATCTGCACTGCGCGGAAGGGCTTGAGGCTGTTCGGCGTCAAGTGCTCGCGGTCATCAAGCCTCCAGCTGCCGGAGGTTGGAAGGACGGTCTTGCGCGTACCGAAAACGGTGCCCTGATCGCCCATATGTCCAACGTCGAGATGATCCTCGCCAATGATGAGCGATGGAAAGGCGTTATCAGCTACTGCGCGTTCAGCTCAAAGATCGTCAAATCGCGCACGGCGCCCTATGGCGGTGACATCGGGGCTTGGGCGGACATTGATGACACGCGGGTGATGAAGTGGCTGGCCCAGCAATACAACCTGCGGGTGAAGCCATCCAGCGTGATCGAGGCGGTGAGCGTGGTTGCTCATGACCATTCTTTCCACCCGGTGCGCGACTACCTTCATGGGCTGGAATGGGACCGCGTTCCCCGCCTCGATACCTGGCTAACGGATTTTATGGGTGTCGCGCCCAGTGAGTACATGAGCAAGGTCGCGAAGCGTTGGATGATCGCTGCTGTTGCCCGGGTCATGAAGCCTGGCTGCAAGGCCGACTGCGTGCTGATCCTGGAAGGCCTGCAGGGCGAGGGCAAGTCTTCCGCTGTCGCTGCATTGGGCGGTGACTGGTTCATGGACACGCCGTTTGTGCTGGGGGACAAAGAGGCATTCATGTCGCTGCGGGGCAAATGGCTGATCGAGCTGGGGGAGCTGGACAGCTTCAACAAGGCAGAGAGCACCAAGGCGAAGCAGTTCTTCTCAGCGTCCACGGACACCTACCGCGAGAGCTACGGCCGCAGAACGAACGACGTGCCACGCCAGTGTGTGTTCGTGGGCACCACGAACCAGGGCGAGTACCTGAAGGATCCCACCGGCAACCGTCGTTACTGGCCGGTGCTGTGTACGAAGGCTGACATCGATGCGTTGCGTGAGTTTCGGGATCAGCTCTGGGCCGAAGCTATGTCGTGCTACCTCGCGGGGGAACGTTGGTGGGTCAATAAAGACGAGGCAGCGATGTTCACCGAGGAGCAGGACGAGCGCTTTGTGGTGGATGAGTGGGAGGGGCCGATTCTGATGTGGCTCGAGGAGTCTCAGATCGGCGAAACCACAACTGGATGCGAGGTGCTCTCGCAGGCGCTGAAGCTCGATTTCGGCCATTGGGGCAAACCTGAGCAGATGCGCGTCGGGGCAATCATGCACCGCCTCGGCTGGCGAAGGGTGCGGCTCCCAGCGCTGGCAAAAAGCAGAGTACGGCCCTGGGGCTATAAGAAACCGAATGGCTGGGGCGGGGCGAGCGCGCTGGTGCTCGATCCAGTCGAGGAGCCTTGCTTCGATGATTAAACGGATCGACGAGATGCTGAAACTGTGGGCCGAGGATCTGCATTCACCGTGCCGGGGCATTGCCGGTGCCAGCGGCGGCAATATGATCGCGATGCTGATGGAGTGCAAAGGCGAGTTGATCCGAGGCACCCGGGGGAGCCGGGTGCTGCTGGATGAGTCGGCGGATATCGAGCTGATCGTGAACAAGCACCTGGCGCCGGAGCTGGCGGTAGTGGTGCGAGAGCATTACTGCAATCGGGACAGCTTCCTCTCGCAGAAGATGCTGCATTGCCGCTGCAGCTCGAAGACCTACTACCAGCGTCTGCACCATGCTCACGAGTGCATTGCCGGCTTGCTGATGGGGAAGGCGGCTTGATCCCCGGCGTCCTCGCAGTGCTCTTGCGGCTTTGGCCCGCCTTGTCCCGCTGCTCGTGTAGCAGTGAGACGCGCGCGGGCCTTGTCGTTGTTGGGCTGTCCCACCGTCCCAGCTTCGGCGCCCTTGCGCATGTGAGCGTAGCGGGCGGAGGTGTACGCGCGTTTCACGCGCATGCGTGTTTTTCCTTTCTCTCTATATACGAGAAAAGAAAAGTAATAGTAGGACAGTGGGGCAATGCTTTGATCTGCGGGGCTCTCAGGTGTCCCGCCTTGCTTGAGGCCTTTGGGACAGCCCGATCACTGATCAAAAGCGAATAGCCGAGTGGGTGTATTCGTCGATATTGCCGGGGCGTTGGTGCTGTGTTGACTACATATTCGCCGGTGGCGTTAAAACAGGGTTGATGCCAGGAAAATCGACCTGTAAAAAGTAGTCATCTTCGATAGGTGCGGGCGCAGAAGGCGCTCAAGAGAACCGGCCCAATGGGCCGGTTTTTTTATGGCTTTGGCTTGTCTTCGGGATCGTCGGTCAGCTCTTCAGCCTTGCGCTTGTCCATCCGGTGCCAGATCGCCGCGAGGGCGATGCCACAGCCGATGTACGCAATGGCGTTCCAAAGGTTCAGCAATAGCCACAGCACATCTCTTCTTGTGATGGGATCTGCACTGGTGCCGAACTTGTAGATCTCGATGATTGAAGCGCCGCCGATAACGGCGCATCCGATGTACGAGCCCCAGCGATACGCGATGGCTTTCACCTCCGCCCGGCGCTTGTGCGACAGCCGCACGTAGCCATAGACCACAGTGGCTATTGCTGCACCCCCTTGCAAACACTCAACCCACGTAACCATGTGCATTCCCTTTGCGATAAAGGGACTGATGATATGCCTGCCACCCGCGCTCTAAAAGCGGCGGTGCGACAGACCTGGAGAAGTAATGACAAACGAACAGCAAGCCCTGGCCGACATGCCGATCTGGACCGTGATCATCCTGGCAATCGTAGGTGGAGTGTCTGGCGAAATGTGGCGCGCGGATAAAGATGGGATGCACGGCTGGGCATTGCTAAGGCGATTGGCGCTGCGGTCCGGTGCGTGCGTGGTGTCCGGCGTGACGACCATGATGCTGCTGATGGCTGCAGGCGCCTCCATTCTTGCCGCAGGCGGGCTCGGTTGCCTGGCTGCGATGGCAGGTGCAGACGTTGCTATCAGCTTGTACGAACGCTGGGTGGCGAAACGCTTGGGGGTTGCCGATTTGACGTCGGGCTCTGGCGAAAATCGGTCGTGAAAGGCTGATTTTAGGTCGGGAAGGGGCCGGGGACCCTGCGGCGAATCCGAGGGTACGGGACACGGAACCCGCGGCATTTTGTTAGCGGGTGGTTCACCACCTTAGTGAACCGAGTGAACAGGTGAACTACCTGTATTTATTGGGTGAACTGGACTTCTGATCATGACCGTCATCAGCAAAACGGAGTTTGCCGCCCGCCGTGGCTGGGCAAAATCGTACGTTTCCAAGCTGGCCAAACAAGACCGCCTGGTCCTGACCGAGGACGGGAAGGTCGATCTCGAAGCCACCGAGTTGCTCCTCGCCTCATCGGCCGACCCGAGCAAAGCCGCCGTCACCGCCCGGCATGATCAGGACCGCCTTGAGCGGAACGTGTATTCAGAGTTGTCGATCACCGCCGAAACACCTGCGGTGCCGCCCACCGACAAGGCCCCGGATTACCAGAAGGCTCGAGCCCAACGCGAGTTCTTCATGGCGCAGTTGGCTGAGGCCGAATATCTCAAAGTCCAAGGCAACCTCGTCGAGCGCGAAGCTGTTACCCAAGCGGCATTTACCGCCGGCCGCATGCTGCGCGATCTGGTGTTCGGCCTGTCGCCGCAACTGGCGCCCGAGCTGGCGGCGATGACCGATCCCTGGCAAATCGAAAAGCACCTGACGGGCACGTTCCGCCGAGTCTTCAACGACGCCAGCCGTATGGGCGATGCCGATCTTCTACAAGCCATGACACAGAGCTAAGCCTATGCAACCTGGATACGCAGACGGTGCAGAGGCGTACCGCGAGGCGTATTTCCGGGGGCTGACTCCCGACCCGGATCTTTGGGTCGACGAGTGGGCCGATGAGTACATGCGCATCCCGCGTGACACTGGCGCCGCCGAACCCGGCCAGTACCGGACCTCGCGCACGCCGTACGCTCGCGAGCCCATGCGCTGCCTGTCGCCGGCGCACCCGTGCAAGCGCGTCGTCACCATGGTGGCGTCGCAGTTGATGAAGACTCAGATCGCCCTGAACTGGATTGGTGGCCTGATCCACATGGCGCCGTCGAACATCCTTACGCTGCTGCCGAGCCTGGGTCTTGCCAAACGGGTGTCGTCGCGGATCAGCAAGACGATCAAGGCTACGCCG